CCTCCACTAAGTGATTTGTTTCCAAATGTCGATAGTTATAAAGACTTGCCGACTAAAATTAACAGCTCTATTCATTTAATATGTACGCAATGTTTTTTAGCCGAAGAAGAGCGAACATTTTTTGCCAAAAATACACAAAATTATTTAATTCGAGAGATTTATGAATATAAATTTGAGCGAGTTATTAAATCTAATAAAATTAAGTTAGAGTCAAACGGATTAATTAAAAACTGGATGTGGTATTTTCAAAGGAGCGACGTTGCTAGTCGCAATGAATGGTCTAATTATACAAACTGGGTATATGAAAATAAAATTCCAAATGATTTGCAAAAATTTGCTATTGCCCAAAACTTTAAATATTATAGTCCACAATTTAGTTATGCTGTTGGTGACATTTCTAAAAATATTTATATTACAGGTAATAGTCCGTCGCTAAATGACCAAACCAATCAGTGCGAAATAATGAAAAATTTTGCCCTAATTTTTGATGGTAAATATAGAGAAACGGATTTTGACAGCGCAATATTTAGTAAATTAGAAAAATATAGCAAATCTAATGGAATATGTTCTAAAGTGGGTTTATATAGTTATAATTTTGGATTAACAACTGACCCATTTAAGCAACAACCTAATGGAGCATTAAATACCAATTTTTTCAAAACAATCGAATTTGAATATAATAATTATAGTAATCCGCCACTAGACCCAAGTGCGGTTTTTACAACGCTATGTGACCAAGATACAGGAGTAGTAATTGGAACATCAAAAGACCCCACAAATATTTATAAATATTATTACAATTTATATGTTATTGAAGAAAAATATAACGTATTAGTTTTTCAAAACGGATTAGCGGGACTAATGTTTGCTAGCTAGTTTTTATATAGTTTTTATAATATATTTTATATAGTTTTTATAATATATTTTATAATAGCTTTCATAATTTAAGTTTAGCCACTCGTCGCGTCCCGTGCCCGTGTTTTTTCTTGGCTTGGCGCGCTAATTTTAATGCCTTAGAATTGGTTGAGCAACCTTCTTCTAATATACTATAATCAACTGCAGCCGCTTTTCCACCTGTTATTGAGCTAGCTAGTCGGGCTAATCCCCAACTTTCTGCAGTTTGGTTGGGTCTAGACCCAGACGAAAAATAGGCTCCGCGTCCCTTATTTACGATTTTGCGAAGAGAATTTATAGAGCAGCCGGTTTTTTTAGAGAGATTTGCATTTACAGCAATGTTATTTATCTTATAAATTTTTTGCGCTTTTAATAAATGTTGCGATTTTTTTGACTTATATGATTTAACTTTTTTTCGTGTAATATAAATATGTTTCTTATAAGCATTTCGCGATTTTTTAAGTTGTCTAAGTTGTTGCTTTCTATCTTTCTTAGTAAGGCGGTTAGGTAAATATTTTATAGGTATAGTAAAAGGCATAGCTGCCAGTGCTTATATAATAGGTCTATAAATATATTTTATTTTATTGTCTTTATATATATTTATTATATATATATTAGCTATGAAAGAAAAACTAATTAAATTTGAAAAGAGTAAAATAAGTGGCAAAAAGTATACAGCATATGTTCAAGATAAATCAACCAGAAAAATACGAAAAATACATTTTGGAGCTTCTGATTATGAGCAATATAAAGATAGAACTCCTCTAAAATTATATTCGCATAAAAATCATAATAATCGCAAACGTATGCAAAACTATTTTAATAGGCATTCTGGAACAAAAAAACGCAGCACAGCTATTGCTTTAGAAAAGAAGAAATCACAAGGTTATTATAATGCGAAAATCTTAAGCCACGTTTATTTGTGGTAAATAGAATTATCAATATTTTTAGGAAAAATAATATTTTTAGGAAATAATATATTTTTAGGAAATAATATATTTTTAGGAAAAAATATTGATAAATAATATATTTTTAGGAAAAAATATTGATAAATAATATATTTTTATATATTTTTATATATTTTTATATATTTTTATATATTTTTATATACTATATAAACCATGCTTTTGCAATTATTTACTGAATTTATAGGGACTTTTATTTTCTTAGGGGTAATATTAAAAACAGGCGATGCGTTGGCTATTGGTTTAACGCTCGCAGCCGTTATTTATTTCGGAGGTAAAGTGTCAGGAGGCCATTTTAATCCTGCTGTAAGTTTTATGATGTTGTTATCTAATAAAATCGACGTAGCTAAATTTGTTGCTTTTATAATTGCTCAAGTATTAGGTGGAACTGCTGCGCTATTATTTCACACTTATACAAAATAAAGTAATTCAGTAATATTTATATTATACATACGCTATTACAAATGTTAATATTACAAATGTTAATGATAAAATTGATTAGTTTATAAATTATATAATAATACATTATAATTTATAATGTCGGAACTAAATGTCCACAGTGTTTATATTGATAAACGGATAAATGATATTAGAAAAAGTAATAAATGGAATTCAAAATTAATTGACACTTCACACGAAGATTTTATAAAAGATTATTCTTCAAATGTATTCACAAATTTAGTGAGAAATACATTTACTAACTCATATATTAAGCAATATCCTTGTAGTGAATGTAATAGTCCATCGACAGAAAGATGTCACGGATTGGGAGAAGAAAGACCATTATTAATAAAAAGTGCATTAGCAAAGGTTTGGAGCGATACAACAAAACCTATTGTTATGAAAGAAATTATAATAGCATTTTTAGAAGAACATAAATATACAAAATTCACTTTTAAGTGTCACAATTGTCATAAAAACGAGAAAAATAGGGTTTAAAATAAAGACTATGAGAGATTAAATCAACTCAAAACAATTTTAAAATGTCGGAGTCTCATAATATGCTTCAGGACCACAATAGTCAAATTTAGAGTTACCTGTAATACTTGGCTTACACTCATAAACATTATTTACATCTTTATTATAGGTGAAAAAAGTTGGTTCCTTAGTTTCGAGGCTATTATTATCAAATACCATTTGTTGGTTATAACTATGCTCTCGTGGTCCTGTTAAATTAGCTATTTGTTTTTCATAGAAACCATTTATAGTATTCAAATAACTGCTTATAACACTTACTGGAGCATTTCCAGACGAAGGAATCGTTTCTAATCTTTTCAACTCCATTGCTAAATCAGTATTACTTGGATACGAGTTAGCTGGTATAGAACCTAATGCACTATAAGGTGCATCTCCTAGACCGCCTTGCGTTACAGGTCTTCCTGCTGTTCCAAAATAATCATTAACACTAAAATCGGTTAGTTGTGCGCTAGTAAATGAGCCACTCGTGTCCTGCTTTATTTCACCCATACAATTAAAAAATTGGTCCGAATTCAATAAATATTGATTAGGGTTTGTTAAATTAAAAAGACTATTGTTTTTATTTAATAGTCTATAGCTATAATCCTTGCGTTCTTGTAACAAGGAATTAGGAAGCGCAACACGATAAACGGTTTGCAGACTGTTTAATATTGAGTTAAAACTAGAATTTTGCTGAGCTGTTAGGTCAGACCTTTTTAATTGCCTTTGTAAATTCTCAGTTCTCGCTTTTAAGACTAAAGCATCGTTCAGCTGTGTAAGTTGTGTTATATTATTATTTAAGGCTGCTTCATTAAACCCATTAAGAGAACCAGGCTGTATATTAGGAGAGCGCGACCCACTTATAATTGCATTAATTTCATTTCTAATATTACTTGTTGAAATAAAAATTAATATGTCATTAGGCATAGTTTTTGGGTCATTAAAAATATTGGTTTTGCTTTCAGTTTTAGAAAATAACATACCTCTTTTGTTAAATAATCGTCCAGTTGGTTCTAAAGTATTACATATGTTATTAGTTGAATTGAAAATTTGCTGATCATAACTTAGGTCTATGGAACCGCTAATGCTTTGTTTAATAATATTTTTTATGTTTGTGCAATCTGTTATGTTGCTGGTGTTGTCTTTAACGAGACTATAATTAAAATTTATATCATTATTATTGTAAAATGAACTTCCTGAACAACAAGTGACATCATAAATACTTTGATTAATAGTGCTGTTTGCTAGCAAACCACGTTCATTTTGTGATGCTATGTTGTCAAACATACATTGCGACTCCCATTGACAAAAAACATTAGATGTAATAATATTGCAAATGTCTAATCTATATTTATTTACACTATTAGGGATTAGACTATAACTGTAACTTATATCATATATTGGAACACAGTTTCCAGAGTCCGGTTTCATTGTGCAATTAGAACAATCTTTGTTATTATTAGCTAGGTTTTCTTGTATTTTATTTTCATTTTCACTAGTTGTCACAAATAATACATAAGTAGATGACACTATTATAAATAGTAAGAGCGCCGTTTTGAATAAATTTCTATATTTATTACTAATTTTCATAATAATATTAATATATATTAGTATATACTAATATTATTTATAAAATTTTTATAAACTATAAACTATAATATTATTTAAATTTTTATTCTAAATAAAATATTTAAATAATATTATACAAGATTATATAAAATTTTACTTTTATAGTCTTTTTTATAGTCTTTTACTTTTATATGTTCTATGTTTTTTATATTTTTTACTATATTTTCTATGTGCTTTTATAGTTGTTTTATGTTTCTTATGTGATGTTTTTACTTTTTTAAAATGTGCAATCTTTCTAGTGTATTTACTTAGTAACGATTTTTTATTTTTCTTGGTTCCTCCTCTACTATCTCCTCTATATCCTATATCACGTTCTGGTATAGGAGGCATATATCCTAGTACATGAGGCATACTATGTTCTGGTATAGGAGGCATATATCCTAGTACAGGAGGCAGCGAACGCATAAAATCTTGAAATTCTTTATCTTTATCTATATATTTGACATGCTCATCTATAGATATAGAGTCTAAATAAGTTCTCATATGCTTTTGTAATTCACTATTACGTTTAGCTTGAGTACGTCCAGGCACAGCAAACCTAATATATGGGTCTATTACTTCTCTGGTTATATCCGGTATAAGCATTATTGGTCTTAAATAGCCTTTATAAAATTTCTTATAATCTAAAAGGTAATCACCGGTTAAAAAATGATAAAGAATACCCAGAATACGTAATAGTTCAATAGTGAGAACACAATTTAAGTCATCACCTGAACCTCTATTATGTGCAGTTAATATATATATATTATGAGCATCAAATACATTTTTTAACCTATCTGTGAAGCTATTAAATTTGGATGTATCTATATTAAAATTTTGAATAGATAGTATAATTACATTACATCCAAATTCACTGCTAATTTCCTTTAACTTATCAAAGAGTTTATCATAATTTGCAGCAGCAGCACTAAGTGCATTTGCAAAATCTACAACTAAAACGCGAGGTTCTTTCATATACCTTTTCCGTCTATTCATATCATTATCCAATAGCCAAGTATGTATTTCTTTTCGTATTTCAAATATTTGATCAAAAAAATAATCAGTACATCTTAAATCATAATCTTTAGAAATAGAGGCTGCTATTTTTTTATCAATTACTTCTTTAGGAGGATCCCATACTATTTCAGAAGCTGTAATTTCTTCATCTTCATCTTCACCGTTGTATTTTATCATTGTATTCAAAGCAATTATTAATGAATCAAATGTTTGTGGGTCTTTAGTGAATTCGGGACCCGGTTTTTGCCTTAATCTTTCAGATAAATATAACCTCTCATCTTCAGGTCGTGGTGGTTTAGTATAAGATGGTGCTCTTGTAAATAGTCTTATACATGGTCCTGGTGTTCCTGATGTTCCGGATGTTCCTGGTGTTCCTGATGTTCCTGATGTTCCTGATGTTCCTTCTCCTTCTACAACTGGTAATAATATATTAGATGTACTTCCTTCTACTTCTACTTCTTCTGCTCCTCTTTTTCTATCTCTATTCATCACTTTATATATATAATATTATAATATTATAATAAATGTGAATTGTATTGATTATTAACAATAATAAATTTGGTATTAAGAGCCAATTCTTCTAAATTAGCGCTATTTGTATAAGTGCATGCACTTCTTAATCCTCCTAAATAGTTTTCAATAGTATTTTTTAATGCACCTTTATAAGCAACTTTGAGTTCTCGCCCTTCAGAGCTCCTATAATCACTATTATTATTTGCTGCATAATTATTTTTCATTGCATAAGTCGAGCTCATACCATAAAACAGTTTATGTTTAGCTCCTGTTTTTTCATCACACATAATTTGTCCTGGGTTTTCATCGTGCCCTGCAAATGCTCCACCAATCATTACAAAATCAGCACCAGCTCCAAAAGCTTTTGCTAAATCACCCGGACAAGTAATGCCGCCATCACTCAAAACATAAGACTTGTTATGTTTATTTTGATCATATTCATAGCATATGTCAAGATTAATGCGATTATACTCAGCGCACTCTTGTACGCATTCTAAAATACAGCTAAGCTGTGGCATTCCTATTCCTGTTTGAATTCGAGTAGTACACGCACTCCCTCCGCCTATACCTACTTTAACAATATCAATTTCTAATGCATTTAATAACTCTACTCCCTCACTTGTGCATACATTCCCCGCTATAATAATCTTTTCAGGATACTCAGCCCTTAATATTTTACAAAAATCATTAAATTTAGAAATGTAACCATTTGCTATATCAACACAAATAAATTTACATTCGAAATTATCTAAAATAAATGTTAAATTTTTATAATCGTCATCGCCTATTCCTGTTGAAATCATAAAATAATCAGGATTTAGCTTAGACTCACTATTTTCTTTATTATAATCTAGCAAATCTTGTAACTTATGAAATTTATGAAGCGCAGTAATAATTTTATAAGTGCTTAATACTTTATATAATTCCAATGTTCCAATAGTTGTCATATTTGCAGCAATAATAGGTATTCCCGTCCACGTTACTCCATTTTGAAAAACAATTGTTCTTTCCAAAACAACATCTTTTCTACTGTTTAATTTCGATTTTTTAGGAAGAATTAATACATCTCTAAAATCGAGATATTTATCCATACTATCAAATTTATACATATAAATATTATCACCCATGCTAATGCTATTTATTTACTAATTATTTAATTTGAATTGTGTTTAAATGTTTTCTAAATATTATAATATGTTATAATAATATAACATATTAAATTATGACTTTATTTGAATATCCAATATATTCAGGAGATTCTATATTTGGTAAGTTAAAAAAAACACAAGGAACGTGTCCGGCAAAAACAGACATATGTAATAACTTTCCAAACAGTTTTTATGTTATAGATGGTACTGTATCACTTCCTCTATGTAGTACTGCCTCATTTAGATTTACAGAAAATAAAGAGGAATCTCCTAGTGGCTGTTGTGTAGTTGATACCTCAAATGACACTTGCGATAGTATGTTAGAAGCTAAAGGCGTTACAAATACTGCAGGAAAATATTATGATATGGGCATAGATATAACAGATGCAAGCGGAGAAAATCAGCGCTCAATATGTCATTCTGCACCAATTAGAAAAAGAACTTTAGTAATAACCGATTTTATTACTATAATTATTGCTAGTGCTGTTATATTAATTCTAACTGCAATAGTCGGTGGGTGTTACGAATTCATCTTAAAATATGGCGAATGCAAAGACTGTATTTATTATAAATCAACTTGCACAAATAGGAAAAGATTGAGCGTTATTGAATATATGTTTCCTAGTGTAGTATGTAATTATCCATATCAAGAATGTAATAAAGGCGCAGGCACAGGTGAAAGCACATTAACCGGTGGCGGACCAGAAAAGAGCGGTTTTATAAGTACATACGCAGAATATACTGCAAATGGAACAAAATGTATAACTTTACACGAGGTTGAAAGCAAACAAACAAAACCTTTTCCGTATAATTTAATAGATTATGCTAATGACAGTATTAAGTTAGAATTAATAAGAATACCTATGAGAGCTTTTGCGCTATTTTTTCTATATACGGCACTTTTTACTAGACAAATTCTATCGTATATATTGAAAAAATGCTCTATAAAATATCAACAAGTTGTAAAAAATAATGCAGTGGTAAGCAATATTATGTTTCTCTTTTTAACAGGAATTTTGTTCAATATTATTGCTAAATATACAGGTATAGCAGGATTACACGGAGCAAATGGTTACATATTATATTTTCTAATAATGGTATCATCAGTTATGTTTTCTTTAAGTTGTGTGGCTGCAATATTTGTCTTATGGTGGTATCCTTCACTAGTATTTGAAAAATATTATATACAATGCAATATTCCTCGTAATTATTATAGAATGGTCAATATTAGAAAAATGTTTTATTCTCTCACTGATAAAAAGCGACCATTAGCTAGTAGAATTTTATTTATAATTATTGACATATTATTAATAATTCCACTAATAATTGTAGCAATGATGTCATTAGCTTTTGGTGTATTTGGCTCTATTATTGCATTCCTTTATATAGTAGTATCATTATTATTTAATATGTTTTATATACCATTATCTAATACTGTAGAATTTTTAGATATTATTAAAAGTCACGGCAATTTATTAACAATATTGTTTTGCGTAACAGTATTAGTCGCATCCATTAATAAAATGAATTCTATTACAAGTGGAATATTAGGTGGATTAATGGCGTTCATTATTTTATATACATTAATTAGAAAAGCAAAATAAAGCAAAATAAAGCAAAATAAAGCAAAATAAAGCAAAATAAAGCAAAATAAAATTTAATATATTAAATAATAATATAAATATAAATCGTTAATATTATAATTATATTATAAAGATGGGAAAGAAAAAATCAGGAGATAAAAAGGAACTACCATTTGTAAGCATATGTACTCCTACATTTAATAGACGCCCTTTTTGGGAGTACACTATTAAATGTTTTATGCATCAAAATTATCCAAAAGATAAAATGGAATGGATTATTATTGATGATGGAACAGATAAAATAAA